GCGCAAAAAACGAGTGAAATCATAATCAGCCTCAGTGCCGACCTTGTTTGAAACCTTCAGGCCCATGTTCTGTAAATCACGAAAAGTAACCACGGAATCCATAAAGGAGTTGCGCCGCTTGCCCTGCATAGTTTCAACCGTTTCTTTCAGAGCTGTCAAAAAATCACGAGTCTGCTTGTCAACGCCAGCAGGAACAGCAGGCAGGTTGGCGGACTTCTTTCCTTTACTGGCCATACTGCAACTCCGCTATGCCGGGAGCCATGCGCACTTCAAAAACATCGGCAGTGCCTTCTAGTTGAAATTCCCAGTCACGTCCCTTCATGCCCGCAGATAACCGGAACGGTTCATCATCAGTGATAACGCAAGAATCAACCAGCTCACCATCCAGATAAGTCTTAAACCGAACAGGACTTGCCTCAGACTGTTCGCCCATAATCCGGGCCGCACCCATATTTACCGGACGAGAACAAAAGAAATCTTTCGACCTCCAAACAAAACTTAAAGTAGAACTTGAACCTTCCCATTTCTCAATGCGGTAGGCCGTGTCGTAGGTCAGCAAATACAAGGCATCGTCCTCAGTATCCACATGACCGCCGTAGACCTGCTTTCCAGTCAGCGACACATTAACAATATCCTGCATCTCAAAGTCAAAAATAATCCCCGGCCAAGTGCCTTCAAAAAAGGCGATGTACTGACCGTCCTGATAAAACCCGATCAGCTTTTCAGGATTAAGAGCCCGCCATTGTTCCTTAGTGTAGAGAGAGCTGGTAAGCATGGACATACCGTTAGGACCAATCAACACCAGTCCATCCGGCGAGGCATAGATCACACCTGCAGGAGAGTTGACCACGGAACGTTTAGATACGCAGGCCTCGTTGTAAGAAAACTTATCGATAGAAAAAGACTCAGGGTCAACACCATTAATCAAATGGGCATGACCTTTGGTCAGCACAACCACAGTCTGATCAAAATAACCCAGACCAACCACATCATGCGGAACATTAAAAGCAAGATTCCACGGGAAAGCGTAAGCAACAAAGGACTCACAAACGTAAATATCCTTGCCACGGAAGCAGAAGAACATGCCGTTGCCGGTATGGATCAGCCCGGAAACATCATCCTTGGGACGGTTCCAATTCTCAGTAGGCAGCACCTCTCCAGAAAGATCGGAGTCAGCCACATTGTCAGTGAATGTATCAGCACTTGAAGGCATCTCTGCTGTCTCATTGGAATAAGGCACAAGCTGAGATTCAGCAGAGTCATCACCAGCATTCAGTCTATAGACGCGAAAAGACTTAACCGTTACCCCGTCCAATGTAGGCAAACGGAAATTAGTCAGTACACATTCCTGACCAGTTTTAACGTCAATTGAGCCTGTAGGGTCAGAAGGTTCGGATTCCTCACCCCAATCAGTAACATAAGTATAAACGTAGGAGGTAGACCGCTCGATCTCGGCATCTTCATCAACAGAAGCAGGAGCAAGCTGCACAGTAAGCGGCTGATCAGGTTTCGGCAAACCAAAACGTCTGGTCTGAGTAGGATAGGTGAAAACAGAACCGGAAGTCGCCATCGCAGCGTCAGTCTGCTTAGGATAAACGTCGCCAGTAAAATGAATACGGCTGTTACTGTCCGTTGCCGCAGCTTCGCAAATATCCACCACATTGGGCCAGTAAAGCCAATCACCGGAACGCAGCTTGTAGATACTACGCAGATTCCCGGCCTTAGGGATTGGATTCGGAGCCTGCCCCTGCAAGTCCATGAGCGGAGAGAGTATCCCACGCTTCAGATTGCAGTTCATGGCAGTCTGAGAGTTTGTACTGTCTAAAAGCCTTGGAGAAATTCGAGGTTGAGTTCCACGAAAAATCGGGACGATGATGGACATTATTCGACCTCCAGCTTTGGAAATCTTCCTTTCACTTCCTGACACAATCGCACATACTCAGCTTTTTGTTCTTCATCTCCTTTAACTACCGCATCAAGATGCATTTCCATTGGCGGGTATGCTCCAGCGCGAAACATAGCGTAATTGTCATGTTTGAAATCAGTGATTTGCTCTTCACTGATTTCAGGCAGGGTGAAGTCTTCATCTTCCATCTGGCTTTTCAGCCACAGCGCAAAGCTCTGCTCGTCAAAGATCCCCTCTTCTTCAAGAGTTGTTTCGTACTGCTCACGCAGGCTCCGGCCCTGCAAATAACTGGTGATGAAAAGGTTCAAAACGTTGTCGGGCTTGCCGAAGGAAGCCACCATTTTTACATCATCGAATGATTTGAACATGAGTGGGCTCCTATGCTGCTACGGCTTGGCCTGTGTCATAGCCGTAACAACCGGCTAAAACGACATTGCCATTAAGATCAGTGGACGTGACTACGTTATCAACCACGTTGATTTTGCCATCATCGCCCCAGTCGGTGTCGTAGATGAGTTCTTTGGACCAGAGTGCTATGTGGTATGTTCCACCGGACTCGTAGAGACCCAAAAGGGCTACTGCCCCATTGGGCGAAGATGTAGTCAGCAGGCCATCAGATGTACCGTAGATGTAATACAAGAGCATTTCGGTAACCGGATTCTGCTTCTTGAAGAGTCCCCTCCGATTGAAGAACTGCGTACCTGTCGGGACAAAACATCCAAGCTCGTAAGCTAATGTAGCCCCTTGGCTTTCTACGTAAACATTGCTCAGCCAAACATCCCCCAAAACCTTCACACCACTAGGATTCGCAATCGGCCTTACCCTGCGCGCCTTGGTATTATAACGAACTTCAATTACACAATTTACCAGCATATCGGCTTCGGAGGTGTATCCAAGGATGTCGTAGGACTCAGAGACATTTACATAAAAAGCGTTCTCTGAGGCTATAAATCCGGCTCCAAGTGGTGCTGTCGCTCCTGTATTATTGTACTTTTGCCACAGACCGTCTGAGCGACGTACAGATACTACCCCTAGAGTAGATGATCCAAGAGCTGTACTTTTCCTGCCACCCTTTAAAACAATATACCCAGAAGTTACATCAACATCCCCCAACAACTGAGATTTCCAGCTCTTACCGTTCCAGTATCCGGGATTGTAAACAGCGTAATCCCCAACGTTAAAAATATCGGCAAGAGCAACATTGCTGCCTTTGAAGATTTCCACATGATCCAAATCGCCTTCCATCTGGTCTGCGGAGTCGGTGGATTCTTGAAAAACGATTACAGGATATGTGTTACCTGCGGTGAAGTCGGCGAGTACGTCTCCGTGTTTTGGATGGAGCCTCAATATAGGAGATGGGGAAGCTCTTTTTCCTAACACCTCATAGAACTCACCTGAGTTACCACCAACAAAACCTTTATGGCGGAGGTCAAACGTTTTTTGATCTCCAATATTTAAAGACCCAAAAGCTGTTTCCCCTATTAAATACGTGTTTTCAGTAACTCCACCTACCGTATTATACCCAATATATGATGGTACAATCGAAATACGTTCAACACACTTCCATCGTCCCTCAATCCCTTTAGTCACACCGGAAATAAGGTCATTAACGAACTTGCGAAGGATTGCTTCTTCATCGTTTGCAAACTCAGGCATGCCTTGAACTGCAGCGACAGCGGCATCCTTGGCACTGTTGACCGCATCAACAGCCAGTCCTTTCTCTGTATCAATAAGACCGGGGATAGAAACAACCTTGGCTTGCGCCTCATCCCGCGCGGCTTCAGCACCACCTTTTGCAAACACCGAAGCATCCCGCGCACTTTCAGCCGCAACCTTGGCAGTCTGAGCCTGACCAGCGGAAGTACTGGCATAAGTAGCAGAGGTAAGAGCTTCCCCTTTGCTCTGCTGTGCTACAGCTGCAAACTGAGAGGCATTATGTTCTGAAGCCAGTGAGTTGGCGGCAGATTGTGTGGCAACTTCTACAGAAGAAAGCACCTGATCTCTGGCTTCAAACACGGGCTTACTGAATGTATCGCCCACATATTCACGGGGATATGGCGGCACATTGGCGATCTCGAACAGATTGCAATCCAGATTTGGGATAACAGCAGGAAATTTGATTGATTTACCAGTTGAGGGATTCATTATCTTAAACTGATATTCGCTTCCTTCGCTTCCCAGTTCGTTAGGAAACAGAGCTAATACGGCAATCCCTGTACCATCAGAGACAGCATTCGTAGTAAGCGGAACCACAAACCCGTTGTATTTCTCGGCTGTACTGAGCTTGGCGGAAACCCTTGCGCCTTCAACCGGATTACCTTCTGAGTCGTTAATGGTGCAGGTCACGTTTACGGTAGGTACACTCATTAGAAAAAGCTCCTTGATCTGACACGCAGCGGTTTGTTCGTTCCGCCATGAAGTCGGGATAATCTGGCATCGGCAATGCCGTCATTAAACAGCTTCATTTTAATCTGCGCTCCGGTGAGATCTTCCCATTCCAGACCGCGCATCGCTTTAAGAGAGGCAATAGCCCCGTAGGCAATTTTAAGTCCCCAGTCTTCAATCAGTCCTTCGGGCATGCCGTCTGAAGACAAAGTCGGTTTAAGTAATGCTCTGACTTCATAGCTGGCATCAATTGACGGTTTCTCTCTCAAAGTAACAGTACTGGCAGTTGCATAATAATCGTGCCGTGGATCTAAAATACCATCCTTGCCTTTCAACTCAGTGACCAGAAAAACCCGTGCTCCGTGCGGTGCATCAAGGCCGGCGGTATCAAGTCCGGCAGGGAAAAAAAGCTGATCGAGCGACTCTTCCCATACAGAAGAACTTTCACAGAAAACTATAGCGGACCTGCGTATTTCATTAATTATGGTACCTTTAGGACATGTTGTGACCTCAGGCTGAACATACGGCACAAGAGTTTTCCATAATACATTGGCCATAAATTATCCTTTTACGAACTCAACCTGTTTCGGGTAGTAAAGATCGGCTTTAAGTTTCACGCCGAGAGCCTGATAAAATGCGGAGAAATGAAACTGTGCGGTACTCATATTTACCTCAGAACTGTCACCGGAAAGAATTTCATAAAGCATCCAGTGAACAACCGGACCACTGAATGTTGATGAAAGCGGAAGCTCATCGTCAGGCCCGGTTACAGCATCAGGTTCGGCAGAATAGGTCATAGAAACATAAACGCTTGCGCCGGCTTCTATGCCGGGCTGAACCCAGAATATTTCAGGATTTGTTCTGGCATCATAAGCGTAGTTGTCCACGTCATCGGAAGTTGTTGTCCACGGACCAAGACGCATGGAATCTTTAGAAGACAGAAATATGGGCTCACCGGGAACAGTTCCCAGCGACCCCATATTCTGAATTACTTCAATAAGCCTAAGAGCCTTCTTACTCGCTCCGCTCCCGTTGGAAGGATTTGGCAATAGCTGCTTAACCCCTTCCTGCAGTTTCACAGCTTCTGTCACCGCAGTGGCGTCAGGGCGCTGCAAGGCAATGTTGCGAATTGCCGAGTTGCAGACATCGGTCATGCTAAGCTTGCCCTCTGTAATTTCCCACGGCCAGCGGCGGCTATCTACTTTCATATCCTGCAGCTTGGCGGAAACCAGTTTAAAGACCTCTCTGGCTTTCATTTTTATTCAACAATCCTGAAGTTAAAACGCGGGACAAAGCGGGGAACGTATTCTACATCATCCCCTTCACCCACTTCATCATAAACAGTGTAACCAGCCGAGCTGAGCACCGAATACACAGACTCCGGTATTTCAACTTCCACACCACGTTTGATCTGATAAGCAACACCCTGAATCCCGATGAAAACATCACGTTTTCCATTCGGGCCATCTTCGGCAATAATAACTTTTCTGCGTTTTTCACTCTTCTGGCGCAGTTGTTCGGACTCCTCCATCTGCGCCGCATGCTCATCAAGTTTACGGTTTTCCAGAATAAGATCTTCACGGGCCTTTTTCTCTTCTTCAAGCCCTTGTTTAAGTTCTTGCTTCTCACGTTCAGAGCTGGTTAAAGCCTCCCTGCTTTCGGCAAGCAGTTTCTCAAGTTCAGCTACACGTTCAGGGTTGACTGATACGGCCTGATCTTTGGACAACTCTTTCTGTTCTTCACTATTTTTAGCCATCAGCGGTCTCCTTAGGCATCAGCAGGGGTTTCAGTTACACCTACTTCAACACGAACCATCCAGGCATCATTCAAAATGGCAGTGGCATAATAGGTTTTCCAGCCCACATGGCCCTTGCGGCCGAGCTTGTCACTTTTACTTGGTGTTTCAGGGTTAACCACCTTGGGGATAACAGAATCCTTGCCTTTGATGGCAACGTCACCATAAGCATCAGCACCTATGAAGTAGATGGGATAGACATCAGTCATAGTGCCGGACTGAGAAAGCATCTCTGCACCGGAAGCACCCTTGGCACCACCGGCATCAGCCATAGGCTCAATGGAAGTGGAAACCAGATAACGTACATCTTCCACTTTACCGATCTCATTTTCATACGGTGATATCTGTCCATATTTTTCAACCGGGACAAAACCCGGAATTTCCCTGATGTCGGATTCACAATCAGAATGAGTAATCCCGACATAAGCAGCTGCTACAGCTTCCGAACCATATTTGACATCAGATGAAAGCACTTTGGTGATCTTGCTGGCCTTCTGACGCTTTAAAGCCCTTGTTGCCAGCCGCTGAACACTTTTTGTAATCGGTTTTGTTACCGTGGCTCTGGTTGTTCCGCCAGAGTAGATGACATTTGTGCCACCACGCAGCCGGCCTTCCATAACCATATCCAGAGTCTGCCCGGCCTGATCGCCAAGAACTTCCATGGACTCGTTAAGAACCGGGTCTTCGTGTGTATCCACAATCACATCGGTGATTTCGATAAAGTCACCGAACACCTCAAGTTCTGCAGTAACATCCCGCCTGACCAGTTTTTTACCGGAAGGATTGACACCTTCAGCCAGCGGGGTTTTCGCCGGGGCAAGGGCTTCGTAGCCATGCCACTTGGCAACAGTGCTTTTATTTTTAGGCATCTTGATAGACTGCCCGAATTTACCGAAAATATTCCAGTTATCGGCCCGTCTCAGGAATCCCGGAACCACATAACCGGCAACATCGTCACTGATATCGCCATACATTGTTGTCGCCATTATCTTCTCCTGCGCTTTCTGTTTTCATCGGCTACAGCCGCATCAAAACCGGATTCAAAGGTTTTGCCCGTTGAAATGTCTCTGGCCGGCTTTCTTTTGCCGGGAACCGCTATGACATCCCTTGCCGACACGCGATTAACAGGGTTTTCCTTTGTCCGGGAAGTTGCTTCTTTATATCTGGTCAGCAAACCGGAAACTTCAGCGGATGTGCCTGATTTTATAATTCTGAAAGCCTCACTAGCCTCCCTGAAAGGAAGCTCTTCGGCCCACCCGGTCAGCTTAGTGCTGAATGATTTGAGTTCATCTGTTCTTTCCGGATCAAACAAAAGGTCAATATAATCAGGATGTTCTTTTCTTATCTCCGAATAGTGAGCTTTTAAACGCTCCCTTCTGCCGGAACTGACAACCGAATCAACACGGGAATCGGTCTGTCTGGAACGATATGCAGACTCCAGCTGACCGATTGCCGCTTCAGGACCGAATTCATAAAGATTGGCCCTGAAACGCTGTCCGTCCTCTGAATTTTCAAGAAGAAGGTTTTCATACTGAGGATTAACCTTGAGTATTTCTTTGGCTTCCGCCTTTATTTCCTCGGGTATTTCCACCAGCTCAAAAGCACTTTCAAGCTTTGAGGACTGAGGATCACTGCCGAAATACTGTTCTATAAAATCCCGGCTTCCATCTTTTTCCCCGGCGGGAGCTTCGGCGGCTTCACCCTGCGGCAGATCCGCATCGTCACCGGAATCCGAATCATCCTCATGATTATTTTCTTCGAAATCCGACTCGGAATCATTTTCAGAATTTTCATCTTCTAAATGCTGATCAGCTTCATCACCGCCGGCTTCAGCTCCCGAGTCTTCACTATCTTCGGCATCAGCTTCATTCATGGATTCCATCTCCGCATCATTTCCGGAGTCTCCAGCCTCAAATCCACGCTCAAAACCGCTTTTTTCCTGATCGCCATCAATCTGTGAATTTATCATTTCAACCTCCTCAATTATAAGGGTTCAGGCTTTCATGCTCTTCAACAACAGGGGTCAGGTCCGTTTTAAAATCACGAAAAGCCTTGATTCTGCCCTGCAACCGGGGAACATCATCCAGAGGAGCATTCACAAGATTTTCAGTTTCTTCCGTAATTTTGAGGTCCAGATACTCACGAATTTTGCTGAGTGTCTGACCACCGCTTTCCAGAAGTTCTCTGCATTTTTCGCTGCTAGTCATCATCAGCCTCTACTCCTGCGTTAAATCCATCCTCAAAACTTCCGCCTGAATCAATGCCCAGCTCCACAATCTGCAATTCAATGGACCTTTTCTTTCCACCGGGCTGGGCTCCGGCACTGCAAATAAATGCTTTTGCCTCCAGTCTTACAGTGGAGCCAACTTTAATATCCTTTGGTTTAAGTCCCAGTCTGGACACTGATTCATCATTAAAATGAAGACGCAGCCCCCACGGAAATTCTTCGTGTTCCGATTCGTCAACCGCTGTTATTTCTTTTGATTTCTTGTTTTTCTTCTCCGGCTTAAGCCGCATGTCCACCAGCTTCATCTGCCTGCCCTCCAGCCAGTTGAGTTGTCTGCTGTTTCAGGCTTTCAGAGAGAGCCTGCCGCACGTCCACGCCATTTTTTTCCAATTCTTCAACCAGCGCTTGAACATTTGCACGGGCCGAATCCAGCATTTTTTGATTATCCATTCGTTCCTTTTCCTTAGCCGAACGAAGAACACCTTCCGGCAGTTCAAGATTTTTGCTGATCTCCCGGATAAGTTTTTCATCATCAACCCAGCCCGCAAAACGCGGGTTGTCAGAAATGGCCAGAATAGTCTGCATACGTTCAAGCTGAACCTCCTTGGCCATCAGAACAGAAGTTCCGGTAGCGATAATTTCATAATCTCCCTTGATCTCAGACCGGGAGTTGAACTGCATATTCCAGAAATACATTTTACGGAAAAAAGGACGGGTGATGTTTTCGTCATGTGATTTGACAAGGTCTTTCAGAATCTGGTGGGCCGCACCGATGAGCATGGAAAGCCCTCTGGCGGTTTTACCTGCTCCGCGCATCTGCGAGCCGTCACCACCCATAAAACGGGGTACGGACATATCATCCACCATGTCATTGAAAACACGCACAAGAGCCATAAGCTCGTTGGTGTAGGAAGGCACTGAGAAAAATTTAAGAGCTTTGTTCATGTCTTCAACAGAGGAAAAAGCCCAGAGCTTGAAAGGATAGATATCTCTCGGATCTTCACCGGGCCGTATCGCACTCATGTTGACACCGACCTGCGGCCCGCATGAAACAGCAGCATTATCAAGCAGCATACGCATGGAAGCGTTGAGAGCCTTCTGAGGGTGCCGCAGCAGCTTTGGCAGACCGTCACCCCAGATTGAATCCTCATCCTTTACAAAGTAATCAAACTGATAAGGTATTGAAGAACCTTCAAGAGGATTGATAACCGCTTTAATTACCAGATCGCCGAGCATCCAGACATTGGCCGGAAAAACATCGGCGGCGTTTTCCTCCGGTATCTCAAGTCCCACACTGCTAAGCTGATTACCGCTGAGGCTTCCCCAGAATTCATACACACGGTAGCGTTTTTCAGTCCGGTGAGTGTTTTCGCCTGTTATGCCGTTTCCTTTAAAAGCTTTATATGAATCAAGGTCGCCGTCATTATGGTCTTCAAGATACCTGCGAATCAGTTTTTCCTTGAATCCGGGGTAAGCCAGCAGGTCCAGAACCTGCTGCCTGTTGTAAATATGATCCTGAATTATAAATTCGCAGTCACCGAGTGCAGTTGCATTAGGGTCGGGATAAATATTCCAGACAGAGACATCTTCAAAATACGGTTTCAGTTCTGTGGACTGCGATTTTTCAAGCCGCCATGAACCGTCCTGCTGAACGGCATAGGCTTCCCGGTATTCTTCCCGCACAAGCGGCCCTTTCAGAATTCCGGTTCCGTATTTAAGTTTCTGCTCCATTACGGACCGGCAGACACTGCGGTATGATTTTCTTCCACTGCCGCCCACAAGCTGGTCGGCAATTTCGTTACCCATCTCAGTGCATGATTCTTTCGCCTGTTTCTCAATATAATTTTCAAGTTCATCACTTGAAATCTGCTGTCCCTGCCCGGCGGCAAGCTGCTTGTAGTGGCTGACTATGGAAGGATGCAGTTCCGGTCGCGGAGATGGTTTCAAATCCCAGTTTCTTTCTCCGGTGGAAGGAAAAAGCAGGTCCATAACCTGAGTCATAACGGTATTCATTTTGACTCTTGTTGACGGAACATAAATTTTGGAGCGTTTAATCTTTTTAATCTCGCCCTGTTCATAGCGGCTTTTTACCTGCAGGTAGTCCTTGGTCCAGCTATCCTCCTTGGCACTGCGGGCTTCCTCAGCTTCGGTAAAAAGCTTTTTTATGAATACACCGAGATCAGCGCTCATTTTACAGCCCTGCCTTTGTTCAACGGACGGGATGAAAACCACCAGCCCACAGCAGAGCTGGACATAAAAACAGTGTTGGTCACGATATAGCGGACCATTTCGTTGGCGGTGCCGGGATCAACCAGCACATTTTCCGAGGCCAGATATCCGGTAAAATGCTGATATGTGGACCATGTTATCCAGCACAGAAAAGCTGTCATAAACGGCCTGGTTATTCCGCGCACAAAATCGGCAACAACAAGCAGAAAATCCGCCCATGTTTTTTCACTGCCTTTGGAATATGTCGCGGCATCGTGCAGCAGCGACTGCTGATAGTTCTGACCGTCGATTATAGTCTCGGTCATCGCCCTGTCTTCACGGGATTTCTGAACAGCGATATCCCCTTCCGCTTTGAGCATTTCTATCTGCTTGTCGGTCATCTCCATTTCCTGCTGATGCTGAAGGGTCAGAGTCTTGCGTTTCTGCCATTCACTTATCCAGCTGGAGATTCCACCAAAAATATTCTGAAAAATTGTAGCTACCCCACCGGTTCCGATTCCCAGCAGGGAAGAACCGACAAGATCAAATAATGCGGCATCAGCCATTATCGGCCTCCCTTATTTCAAGCAGCAGGTCACGCCCCTGCATGGCATTTAAAAATCTGCGGTAGGTATGTCTGGAGTTTCCAACAGCAAGCTGGCCCCACAATTTGCAGATGCAGGAGCCAAGCAGCACGCATCCCAGAGAATGGGAGCGGTAGCCCAGTGATTTATCCCCGGCTACGTTGCCGCTGTGTGATTGAATGGCGATGCGCTGAGGAACATTGCGAAACTGGTAGACAAAGCCGTTCCAGTGGGCGGACCAGCGGCGAAAAAGCAGATAAGTATCCGCCGGGATACAGGAGATGGAATTCTGGTTTTCACGCCACGGCAGCTCAATGGAAAAGCAGGTGAACCCTGCAAGGGGGATGGTCAGAACACCAAGTGTTCCCTGATCGGTATAAGGACGGCGCAGGATAGTTCCTTCAAACGGAGGATTTTTCATCAGCGCCCCATCCTGTTGAAATAATCCCAGCAGGCCATGCCCACAAAACCGATTCCGGCAGTGGCCATAATTTTAAAAAACATCAGCCAGAAAACACGCCGGCCTTCAAGCATGGCTCCCACAGCTTTGTGGTGCTCACGCATGCGCTCAATGCCTTTGGAGTGTTCACCGCCGCCGATATCACGCACCATGCCCATAAAATGCCCTACTTCTCTGGCGGCTTCGCCATCCAGACGGCAGGAGCAGGCTCCGTTTTCCAAAGCGCAGGCAACGCCTTTGCTGATACCTGCGGCAACAGCATCGGCAATTTCTTTGCTAAGCCGGGAATCAAAAACAGGTTCGCTCACATCAGACTCCGTATTAACCGCCCGTGTCCGGCCCAGTCAGACACGGACGGTCGGCGAGGTTATAAAGGCAAAAGGAAAGCCTCCATACATACGGATTTTAATAACACGGGTTTTTCAGCGAGGACGCGAGAGATCGCCACAGATCGGCACAGATCAGCAGAAAGGGGGTTGACAGGGATTAATTAGAGGGATGAAAAAGAAGAATAATGATGACAGACACAGACAAAAGTATAGCTATCCCACAGGAAGTGGTTGAAAACCATATTCTGCATGGCAAAACACTGGTCAAATCATGGCGGGAGCACCTAAACATGACCAAGAATGAAGTCGCCGCCAAGATGGGAATTACTCAGGCCAGCTTTTGCCAGATGGAGAATAACCCTAAATCATTGCGCCCAAGCACATTAAAAAGAATTGCTGATGCAATGGGGATTAGATGGGAGCAGTTGGAAGAGGAATAATACTATGTTAACCTCCTTAAATTACGAATCACAATTAAAAGGAGTTAATATGCAACTAGACTTCATAAAAACGATAAAATATCGAGACAAAGAAATTAGATTTTATGAAATAGAAAATGTCGTTTACTTCTGTCCTGCGGATATTTGTGCCGCCGCAGATATAAGTTTAAACGGGTGCCAATTTAACAAAGCCCCAGCATGGAGCAAAATTGAAGTTGTAAATTCAACATGTTCAAATGATGATTTTTCTGAATGGTTTATTTTAAATTTCAAAAACTATGGGGATGGAAAATTAATTATTTTCCCAAGTGATTTTGAATGGTAAAAAATAAAGCACCCCGCCACATGACGGGGTGCTTTATAATTTAACAACACTATAATTAATATTTATCTGGCTTCACAATCAGGAGTAGACAAAACCTTACGCACCATTTCAGGTTCCTGAGCAATAATTTTAAGATATGCTCTGGTTGAACCTTCAGGTGTACGGCGATTCTGTTCCCAATGGCGAACAGCAGATAAAGACAATCCGAAAGCTTTGGCAAAGCCTATTTGAGTCATATTAAGTTTTTCACGAATACTTCGGACATTAATTTCTTCAGGAATATTAACCCTGTATTCAGAATCTTCCATTTCACCTTTGGCTATGGATACAGCCTGTTCAAGACTTTTGAGGATACGCTCTCCAGCACTGGACATATTACATTTCCTCCTCGAGGCTCTGCACAAGAATCTGCACGAGCTTCTTCATCATATTGCGTTCAGCTTTAGTCAGGTTGGATTTTTCGTTTTTGGAGAAAAGATTCAAGGCAAATAGTGGCACCTTACAATCATGATAATAATAAACCACTCTGTATGCACCGCTCTTTCCTTGCCCACATCCTGCAAAGCGAACTTTCCTAATCCCGCCGGTTCCTTCCATAATGACACCGGCAGTTGGATTTGCTGCTAAAAAATTGACAAGCTCCCTATGTTCATCAGAATTCATATTTGAACGCTTGATGTCTTTTATAAATTCAGGAGTTTCAATTACAGTCATCAACCTAGTCATATGCATATAGTACTCCATTGGAGTAGTAAGTCAAGGTCTATCAATTACACAAACAGCACCCCGCCACATGACGGGGTGCTTTCTTTTTAATCCTATCTTCCGATTCCTTTTGCTTTATCCCATCTGGCTCTGGCGGCTTTGCGGGCTTTTTGGGAGCGGAGGGTTGCGGCTTCTATTTCTTCCGGTGTTTTTACTTCTGCTGATTTTCCGGTCAGGATTGCTATCTGGGTGTTGAGGTATTCTTTAGCGTAGTTCACCTCCTGCGGGGTGAGGGAATTGAGCGGGTCGGCCGATTTTCTGCCTAGTGCGCTCTGCATGGTGGTCACGGCCTTTTCCAAAGCGTCCTGCGGCTGCCAGACTTCCTTTTCCTTAAGCAGGATGCACCACTTGGTCAGCAGCGGATACAGTTCCTTATGCAGATCAAAATCTGCCGGAGCGTTATCCTGCCCCATTTCATATTTTCCGGTTCTGCGCAGGCTGGGTATTACTTCCGCTGTTATCCACTTGCGGAACTTTTTAGCCTCCGGCTTACGGCTTTTAAATATCAGAGCATAGAGGCCGGACTCGGAAAGCATTGTCATTTCCTGATTTCTTCCAAGCGAATCGACGATGTGGGTTTTACCCACCTCATCTTCATCAAGTCTGCGAGGAGTTTCTCTGTTATCTAAATCCAAAACTCTGCAAACATCCTTGGCCACAAACCATGTGCGGCCGTCCTGCTCCTGCTGAACACGCACAACTGTATCCCCGAAATCAAAAGGTATAATTTCAGACATGGCGAACCTCCGGCACATCGAGGCTGTCCACCAGCCCGTCAATGCGCTCCGAGAGGACTTCAAGCATGGTCAGCTGGCCGGGCAAAATCTGCCCTTCCCCCTGAATGGTTTCCAGAAAAGTGTGATGAAGTAAAAGTCTGGTGAGTTCCTGAATGTCCAAAGCCTGCTGATACGAGGTTTGAACAACGCTTTCAGGTGTTGTTGAAGAGTTAGGCATAATAGCCTCCTAGATTTTTTTGAGTGGTATTTTTGAAATTAAAAATACCGGGAGCTCAAAACCGCTCTAGGTGGGCGGCGAGAGGTTTTTCCCGTGAGGGTATTCTATAGCCTCCACACTCCCGGCAAATATCTTGGCGAAATTGGATAGGAATAAAGCACTGCATACAAGAACAGAAAGTCCTGTTCACTGGACACAAAAAAACCGCCAAACTATCGGGAGCGGATACCGACCTAGATTCTGAAGGCGTTTTGAGCACCTGAGCTGATAAAGCCAGAAAAGGATTCTGGTGTCAAGGGGGTTGTTAATTTAGGAATAACGGAATAAAGGATTAAGAAATATTCTCAATAAAAAGGACTGCGAAATGACTATACTTATTGGAATTGCTGAGACTATTCTTATTCTGGTTTTATTTCACTTCATAGTACCAGTTATTATCAACTCAACAACTGGCAACAGCTGGATTAAACTACCATTATTTTTAATAATGGGTGTTCTAGCAGGATGCTTTATGGTTTGGTTGTCGTATGTTCCATATTTTTTAATTTTCATTTGGATAGCATTGCAAAAAACCGCACTTGATCAGATCAAATCACCTGAATTTTCAATGAAAGTTGGATTCATCCCGAATAAAAAATTATTTTACATTTCATCATATAGTTACATAATTGTTGCATGTATTACGGCATACTTTTTTCAAATTGAAGTTCAGCCAGTAGCAGATGGCCAATTTATCCCGTTATGGAAGGCATTATTATCTAACTTTATATAATTTAAATTTAGGAGATAAATATGGCTATTTCTAACTATAATGCTGCCGCTACTATATTTGAAGATATTCCTCATACATTTGTAGCACTTCAAAAACTAGTCATGGCTATGGAAGATTATTGCAAAGCAAAAAATAAACGCATTTTTTGGGGAAAAGACAAGGGCCTTAAGGCATATCAAAAATTTGAAAAATGCTTAAAAGACACATTAGACAGTATGATTATAGATGGCTGTATATCACATTCAACAGAGATTTCAGAATGTAGAGATAACATTTTACAACTTATTAAAATATTTTCTCAATGTTTTCCAAACTGGCATAAAGCATATAACTTTGCTTACGAATATTTTTATATAAATAGTGAAATAGCTGAAAGTCACATTGCTAATTTATTATAATCATAGTCAACTAATGTAGAACAACTGTCAGTTTATAAAAATATGCAATTGTACATAACATGCCTCATCGGCATCATCTGTCTAATTTTGCTTTTAAAATCATCCAGACCACTATATAACTTGTATGACTACTCCGGTATACGCGCTATCTGGGAACGACTTACTCCACCAAGCCCTTGTGTTGCCAACATAAGACCAAAACCAAGTTCTTTTATGTTATGGTTGGTAGGTTTATATGTGGCATTATTTACCATTGCTTCCAATAGGTATGACAGAGCTGTTCACACTTACGAAGTTCAAATTTCAAACTTCCAGACTCAAATGGCCTCAGATTACAGAGCAGAAGCATGTGGGGATTTAGCCAGACTGCAAAGAATAGAAGTTCCGGTTAAACCTGATGTATTAAACCCTAAATTAACAATCAGTTCCTTTTTTTTAACTCAAAAATATTTAGAAGGACAAAAAATACTTATTTCAACTATACTTAGATATAAATCAAAATTAACTCATGCCAATTTAAGTAATGCCAATTTGAGTGAAATCGATTTGCGTGAAGCAAATCTTAATTGCTCTAATCTATCAAAGGCAAATTTATCAAAAACAAAACTTGACGATGCCAGTCTTAGATTTGCTGATCTAAAAGATGCAAATCTTGAAGGAGCCACATTACAACGAGCATGTCTGGTAGGAGCCAAATTAAACGGAGCTAACCTTAAATTCGCATTCTTGGTATCATCAGATCTCAGACTAGCAAACTATGCAAAAGCAAACCTTGCATTTGCATTTTTAAGTAAGGCTGACCTCAGAAGAGAACCACCCTTTTTTTTAAACAATTCTTCTGAAATATATAAAAAAATATTACTTAAACAACTTCCTGATGAAAAAAGTAATGCACTTGCATTGTCTAAAGTTGAAAATCTTCGGAACGCAAAATTTTCACCAAAATTAGAAAAAGAACTGAGAAAAACACACCCAGAGCTATTTGTTGAACCGAAAGGATACAAAGGTAATGACAACTAACAAACCGGAGAATCACCGCAATCAACCACGGTATTCTCCTTAACCCACTCCCACAGCTCCGCCTTTTCCGCCATGTATTTCCCCTCCACCTGTCGGATGGGCGAGTTATCCTTTCCGGCCCAGATGCGCACGGTATTGCGGCCTACTCCGAAGAGCTTGCCTATTTTGTCCAGTCCGGTCACGATTTCAACTGGTCTGACAACCATTTTAATACCCCCCTGTGGAATGAGTCATTCCTGAAAAGTAATTATCCTGAACAAATCCTGCGGCAGCGTTTTCCAGATCCAGCCCGGCAAGGGCATAAAGCACAGCGGCAACAGGTGGAAACTCTTCCAGCTTATGGCCCAGATCGTCACGTCCCAGAATATTATACTCCAGCACAGCCTGAGACTGACCGAAATGCAGGGTCTTTATATTTCTAGTTCTGCGATCCACAAGGCGGTCATAATCCCTGAAAGTCCGGCTCCCGTTCATTGCCGGCGGTGAAACAAGGTCCAGACACGGCAGTCTTAAACGCTGCCTGCGTTCATTGAACATCTGCACCAGCCTTGTCCCGGCATGATTAAGCGGTGTGCGCCAGACCTCCACCTGCAGCATGTCCTGAAGGTTCGCCATTTCCCGGCACAGAGTTTCGTGGTCCTCATGCAGAAATTCCGCCACAACCTCCACCCGGTGATGATCCGTCCCCCTGACAGGCTTAATATCCTCTGCCAGCACAGCAACAGCACCGGGTTTGATATCATAGGGCCATGCAACGCCACCGGAGACCCTGCGGTAGTTTCTGCCCGTCTCCACGTCCTTCAGAATGCGCTTTCCGCTCACAGGCGATATCACGGGTTTAAGCTTTTCAATCAGTCTCATTTTTCCACCTTCCATTACTTCCTGAGGTCATTGAGCAACCGTGCTGCGGCCTAGCTCATGTCGCGCCCTTCGGTCAGCCCGCCACGACGCAGGAAATATTCCAGAGCCTGAGTCATCACATCCACCTGATCCTTGAACTTTGAACCCGGAAAATGCTCCACCTCGTCCAGAAAATCATCCAGCCACTCTGCGGACTCCGGCAGCCAGACATTGCCGCCCTCGATGGTATCGGCAACAGCCTTGGCCCTGTTTTCCTTGTCGCCTCCGGTAACGGCCCACGCAACCACCGGAAGCCTTGTTGATTCCTGTAAATCCTGAATAACGCTTATCCCGCTGGACTTATCTTCAATCACAATGGCGGAAGGCCTGTTAATGGCGTAGCGGTCTTTGATGGCCTTTTTAAGGGCCGGATATTCAACCTTTTTGCGGTACACATCCAGCAGATAAAATCCGTTGTAGGCTTCACCCCATATCTGGCCGCAGGAATATGCGCTGGAGACTTTGGTTTTCTGGGCCGTATCCCAGTGTTCAACGATGCGGTTGAAGCGCGGCAGCTTTGTGTAACGCTTGAACCAGTCCAGCTTGAAGATAGCTCCGCCCTTGGGAACAGGACGCTGCTGGAGCTGTCCTGCCGCCTCGGTGGGAGATGAAAATGAATTTTCAATGTGAGTCAGGGTTTCCTCGTCAAAACGCTCCGGCCAGAGAAGTTCGCCCTCTTCGGTGCGGGGATCTTCAAAACCCAGAACAGTGTGATACTTGTTGCCCTCATATCTGGCCGGCAGGCAGAGATGCACATAACCGCCCTTATCCAGAATATGGCCGCTTAAATCCTGCTGGTGGCCTCGCTGCATGATAACAACGAATGCTCCGGTTTTAGGATCATTGAGGCGGGTCTGCATGGTGTTGTCCCACCAGTCCAGAACCTCGTTGCGCTTGGCATCGGAATTGACCTCGGACATATTGTGCGGGTCGTCAGCAACAATACGGTCGCCGCCTTCACCGGTTGCCCTGCCGCCGACTGAAGTGGAAAAACGGAATCCTCCGGCCATGTTCTCAAACTTATCCTTGGCGTTCTGATCTTTTTTCAGCTGCACATGCGGCCATGAATCCCGATACCAGTTCGAGGTCACAATCTCACGGGTCTTCATGTTGTCACGGGTTGAAAGCATAGCGGAATAGGAGCTGAAGAAAAATTGAATCCACGGATTGAAGGTCCACTCCCACGCAGGCCAGCAGACAGACACGGATAACGATTTCATGTGGCGCGGAGGCATGTTTATCAGCAGTTTTGGAATCTGTCCGGTGCTGACAGCCTCAAGATGTTCCACAATTGCGCCAATGTGCCAGCCGTCCACAAATGTCCGGCCCGGCTCGATAACATGCCAGGCATTGCGGATGAAATCTTTGAGCGAGATATCCGGCTTTCCGGTTCCGAGCCAGTTGGACCCGGTCTGTGGAACCTGCTCTTTCAGATTCATAAGCAGATTCCCCATAAGACCGCTTGCTTTCAGTGATTTACTCATATTTCGTTCATGTAGATATTCCTGATTTCCTCAGGCTGAATGCAGAGGTAATCAAGAGTCTGTTTTGGGCTTGAATGGTTGAAAACTTCCATCAGCTGGGCAACGCTGACATTGTGAACCACACGCTGCTGGTAACCGAAAGTCTTTCGCAATGAATGGGAGCCGTAATTGCCCTTCAGATTGATTTTCTCGCACCACTTCTTCACCAGCTTGTTGACGTAGTTCGGAGCCATTGGCGCACCATCCCTGCCCGTAAAAAGATACTTCTGTTCCATATCCCGGCACTGAATGGCCCAAGGTTTGACCGTTTGAAGAACAGCATTGTTGATCGTAATTCTGCGCTGCTTGCCGGTTTTGCTTTCTTTCAGCACCAGCTCGTCACCCACCTTTGCATCAACAAACTGGTCCACTCGAAGCTGAACCAGATCCACGGCCCGGAGATTCGTGTTGATTCCGACAACGAACAAAGCTAAATCACGAGGACTGTCATCGAGCAGCTTTTTCAGGCTGGCAATGTCCTTGCGTGAAATGATAGGATCAACCCTTGTTGAGCTTCCTTTTTTCGGATGATTCGGATTATTCGTCATTTTCGACCTCCTTTTGTTAAAGTCTAACTTTTGTTACTATAATCACACTTATTAAACTTTTGCAAAAGTTTTTCTAACTTTATTTTGACCAAAAACAATGTAACTATCTAAAATAAAAGTACTTAAAGCGTTTTTTACAACTCTAATCTTTATATTAAAGTTAGACTTTTCCTATTTTTTAAAAACTAAAAGTTAGACTTTTCCGCTCCACCGATTCCGCCGCCGATTCCAAAATCTAAAGCCGATCTTGCAGCATTGATTTCTGTCAGTCTGGCAACAATTCGCTGCTGAACTTCAGGAGCCGCATTCTGAATTTCCTCCAGAACGATGGATTGAAATTCTTCGACCTTCTTGAGCGAATAAATCTCACTTTGCATTTTGAAAACGAACTCAAGCTGTTTGCGCAGCTCGGCCTGCAGCTGAATCAAAAAGCCGCCAAGATCACGTTTGGAGCCGGCAAGACGGCGCAGCTTGCTCTGGCAGTCACGATATTCCTGCGAAGACTGATCTCCGTGAAGGACAACGTGAACCATTTCGAGCAATTCCCGGCATTGTTTTCCAAGAGCTTCGAGCTGATCGGCAAGTGAAAGCTTGGCACTGATCATTTTTGGAGCTGAAAACAATGCAACATCCTTTGAAACAGCTAGGTCAATACGCTTTTTAGCCTTTGAGACAGCAGCTTGAGACACACCGAAGAAATCAGCAGATGCACTTTGCTTCCATCCAAGCTCAACTAACTGTTTAATTAACATTTCCTGATCTATTTTACCACTTTTATACGATGGATGATTCTTTAATTCTTCAAGCATAACAATCAACTCACACTGTTATATTTCAACACTGCATTAATTTTATAACTCAGTAACTTTACTCTGACTCGGTTAAAATTAACTTCCGCTTAACCTTCCCCAACGGCAAGTTTTCTTGCATATTCCTCCTCGCTCATGCCTTGAGACCCTGCCTGACCGGAAGTTAATCCGTTAACCTCCATTTCCTCCCGGCTTTGATACTCACCTCCAAGAACTCTGGACATTTTTTCAGGATTAATCAGCCATGGAAGACTGGCTTTCCATTCCGGATTAACTTCACCCAGCAAAAATGGAAAATCTCTGACCTGTTCAAAGTACCAACGCCACCACAAAATGCCTTTCTCATTCGGTCCACCTTCACACCTGCACTTTCGGACTTTTCCCATCAGCTTTTCAGTCACTGCTTTCGGCTTTGGCAACTCCGGAAGAACTTCGCAAAAAACTTCCACCAACTCGTCACCCTCCGGGGGACTATAGGGGGTATTTACGTAGAGAGTAGGAGAAGGAGAAGGGGCATTGCTAAAATCGCCGTTTTGCATTTTTTTAGCTTTGCCGGATTTATGCTCGTGCAATGCACTGGCATCATCTTTTTTTTCCTCTATTTCAGAACTCTTTTTCATCTCTTTAACAGGCTGTTTTTTCTCTTTTTTCCATCTTGCGGCCGCAGCTTTTTTAGCCTTCTCTGATCTTTCCCTTGCCTCAGCTGCCCAAGGCTGCATTTCATCCCACTCGCAGATATAAAAATGACCATCTTCTTTACCAATCATTTCAAGCTGTAATAGCATTTCAACATAGTCATGACGGTCAAGATCAACCTTGCAGGCAAAAAGCAGGTCTTCTTCATCAAAATATCTAGGAAAATGACCGGAATCACTGGGAAAATGTTTGGCACAATAGCACCATAACAGAATCACTCCCAACACACCCTCAGTCCCGAACCGTCTCATTATCTTCTGGAACCTGAAGTCCTCAAAAAATTCAACGTCCAGCCGGATGTCAGTCACATTTTTTACTCGCCCAGCCATGACCGCACTCCTTAAAATTTTTTCTGCTTTGCGGGTTCAATGCAGTGGCAATGCACTGGCATTACTCAAGCAAATTTTTCTCTATAACACTTTAAAAAGATTCAAAAAAAACAGGGAAGGCCCTGAGAACAAGAGCACTTTCACCCAAAATCAAAAAATTTCAGGCTGTGCTTTATTTATGCGGATGCAATGCCAATGCACTGCATCCGCATAACAACCGTTAACCATCCCTGTTCCTAACGCCGGAATCTTTGATGATGAAAACCTGCTGGTCATGTTCCACATCTTCCGGACATTTACAGAGCTTGTCGCACATCGGGCAGCAGATCCTGTCGCCAATCTGTCTGGCCCTGACATAAGAACCTTTCAATTTACATTTCTCAGCTCCCACAACCAGTAATCTCCAGGGAGAATGTTCAGACTGCCTGACAACGGCGTGGCGTAAAAAAGACATTACTCACCCTCCTCGGCCGGAAAAAAGTCCAGCCAGTTCCAATCCTGTTCCTTATCATTTAAAAATTGCAGTCTCCTGCGGCGGTAAACGGTCTCAAGACTTCCGGTATTCGAGTTCCTGCTTTTGGCCACATCAAGGGTGACCGTAACCAGATCATCAATTGTTTTTGGATTCCACGGACGGATAAAAATAACCTGATCAGCGTCCTGCTCAATCGCACCGGACTCACGCAGATCAGAAAGCAGAGGAATTTTATTTTTGCGAGATTCAACCTCACGGTTGAGCTGTGCCAGCACAAGCAGAGTTATTCCGCATTCGGTTGCGGTTTCTTTCATAATTCGAGAAATCTCGGCAACTTCTCTTTCTCTGGAACCGCCTTTTGAATCAGGCCGTACAAGCTGAATGTAATCAACAACTGCCAGCCTCAATCCGAATTCACGTTTCCAGCGTCTACACTGCGATCTAAGCTCCGAAGCAGAAAGCGAAGGCCTGTCCCATATTCGCAAACTAGAATCCAGCCCCTCAAAATACTGGGCAAAGTCATATATATTGCTCCAATCTTTCTCAGAAAATTTCCCATCACGAAATCGCATACTGTTAATGCCGTGAGTTGACGCCAAAAAGCGGTTCACCAGCAGATAGCGCATCATTTCAAGTGAAAATATGCCAACAGGAACTTCCTTAACTATTGAATACAAAGAGAAATTAAGAGCAAGTGCGGTCTTGCCGTTGGAGGGACGGCCTGCAAGAATAACAATTTCACCAGGCAGAAAGCCCCCGGTGATACTGTTAAGTTTATAAAGATGGGTTTTAATTCCGTCACCACCTCGGGCTTCAAGGCCTTCAAGATAACTCACATAGTCATGTATTATCTCCGAAGGTTTCTGGGCAGAGACTTCAATCCTGTCCTCAAGAACGGAATCAACAATCTCCTGAGCCTTTGCGGCAAAAGTGGACGGGTCAGTATCATTTGAATAAGCGTTTTCAATCAGCTGCTGACCCATAGCGGCCATGGCCCTGCGGCGTGCATAGCCTTGAAGATCTCTGGCCCAACTTTCAGCATGGCTGACAGGTTGAGGATCTTCCAGCAGTCCAGCAAGATAAACAGGCCCACCACAAGCATCGGAACGGCCGTTTTTTATAAGACGGTCATTTAATGTTACCAGATCAATAGGAATCTGATCTCTGTGCATGGCCATCATCGTCTGCCATAGAGCCTGATGGACAGGACTGTAAAAATAATCAGGGGATTTTAATATGGAAAGCAGAGAATCAAGATTGCGTCCATTAAGCCTGATGACGGCACTGAGAACGGCCCTTTCCAATTCAGGATTGTTAGGTGGAGCGGTGATACTCAT